GAGTTTTTTGGCCTGGAAGATCCCGACAAAGCCCACGGCCCAGGTCGCGATATACTATTCATCAATGAGGCTAACTTTGTACCCAAAGCGGTATATGACCAGTTGGCAATGCGTACCACCGGCACTATCCTACTCGACCTCAACCCTTCTGAGTTCAACAGTTGGGTTTACATGGTGGCCGATGACCCGGCCAACAAGAATATACACAGCACCTACAAAGACAATCTTGCCAATCTATCTGACCAGCAAATTGCATTTATTGAAAAATATGAGCATCTGCCCGACCCCTTTATGTGGCAAGTGTACGGACTAGGGATGCGGGGTGCAAGCGCCGATAAAATATTCCGGCATTGGGAGTTGATAGACGAACTGCCAGCAGGTGGGGTTTCTACCTATGGCCTAGATTTTGGCTTTGTCCACCCATCGGCGCTCATTCACTTCAAAGATTACGAAGGTGGCATTTATCTTGACGAAGTTATCTACCGGTCTGGTTTAACAAAGCCTGAACTATTTAAAATGATAGCCGCAGCAGTTCCACCCGGCGCAACAGTGTACGGTGATAGTAGCGAAGCCGATAGTATCGAAGAGCTTTACCGAATGGGGTTAAATATTTATAAGGCAAACAAAGACGTTTGGAACGGCATACTTACAATGAAAAGCCATCCCCTATTTATTACAAGGCGGTCGGTGAATCTGATTAGGGAAATGCAGTCTTACCGTTGGAAAACTGACCGCAACGATATTGTACTTGACGAACCGGTAAAGGAACTAGATGACGCGGTTGATGCGGCGCGATACGCCGTTCACAGCTATTTTACAAAAGCACAAATAATATTTGAGGCATGGTAATACAAGACTTATGGCGCAATTTATTCAGCCGCAAAGCAATGGTGCCGCAATCGTTACCAGTGCAGCTCTATTGGACGGGTACGGGCTTCACCATGATTCCCACCGATGTCACTAACTACATACAGCAGGGTTACAATGGCAACAGTGCCATCTATGGCATGGTGCGGTCAATGGCTGAGAAATTTAGCAGTGTGCCGTTTATTCTGTATAAGGTCAACAGCCAACAGAAAGCTAAGCGCTACGACCAACTGAGTAAAGGTGCCTACGCTGCCAACCGGCATGTGATACGCCGTAAAGCTATGGATGAGGTTGCCGATGGCCACCCGGTGCAGGCATTGATTGATAGGCCCAACAGCTACCAATCAACGCATGAGTTTGATTTGATGCTATTGACATTCCTAAAGCTAACCGGCATGGCGCCGATTTGGGGCGTAAAGAAGCCCAATGGCCGCGAAGTGCTAAGCCTTCATGTGCTGCCATCGCAATGGGTGACCATAAAGCCCGATGCCACCTTAACCGATGTGGCCAATGTTTACTTTAGCCCAATGGGTGCAGATTTCAGTAAAGAAGTGCCGCGCGAGCAGGTGCATTTTATACGGTACATGAACCCTGATGTGCAAACCGATGGGCGGCACTTGTACGGCCTAAGCCCGTTGAAGGCAGGGCTGGCCGATTTAACCGCTTCAAACGATGCGGCAAAGCAAGCGGCCCGGATGTTTCAAAATGGCGGGGCAAGGGGTGCGTTTGCGCCAAAAGACATTTTAACGAAAGAGCAAACCACGTTGATGCGCGGGATGCTCGACGATTGGATAAATGGCATAGATAACAAGGGCAAGGTAGGCGGTTTATCTGCCCCGGTTGATTTCCACCAGCTTGGCTTTACCAGCGTTGACATGCAGTTGATAGACGGCAGGCGTATGACCGATGAGAAACTGGCCACCGTGTTTAACTACCCATCGGCCCTGCTGCGGTCGGACAACAAGTTTAGCAACGTGAATGAGGCTACAAAGTACCTGGTGACAAACACCATCTACGGCGATCTAATTTTAAAGCGCGACTTCTACAACCGATGGCTATTGCCGGCAATGGGTGCCGATGGCTACTACATTGATTTTGACATAAGCGAACTTCCCGAAATGCAGGAAGATATTGCCAAAATGGTGGATGCGGCTGCAAAGATGTGGTGGACAACCGGCAATGAAAAGCGGGCCATGACCAAGTACGATGACCATCCCGATGAGCTAATGAATGAAATCATGTATCCATCTAATCTGATGCCGCCATCCGAACCCGACCAAAGCAGCCCCGATTATCAAGATGAAGAGTGAGCGCACTATACACCTGCAACGACAGGCCACCAATGAGCGCGTTTGGACACCCCGCATTCGTAAGGTGCTGAAAGCGCAATTGGCGGCGTTTGTTGATGCTGCGAAAGCCAACAGCCTACCAGTAGCGCAGGCACAGATTGGCGGTATAATTGACCCTGCACCCTTGCGCGAAGTGGTAAAGCAGATGGCGCTGTATGTTGGTAGCCAAGAGGCGGAGCGGTTTTATCGCGTGAACATCAAAACGAAAGCGGGTTTTGGCTTTTCTATTGATTGGCTGGCTGATGTTGAAGCATGGCTACTGACATTCCTAGAGCCATTGATTACCCGCATTAACCGCACCAGCATTGATTTGATATTAAACCAAATAAACGCCGGGCTAAAGAACGGCGATAGTTATGATGAAATTATAAAGGAAATTCAATCAAGTGGATGGCCAAAGGTTAGGGCTGCTGTAATTGCCCGAACTGAAACCAACCGGGCAATGGCTTTCGGCAAATATGCCAGCGTTGGCAAGTTGCCGTATAAAGCTAATTTAGTTTGGATTGCCGCCACCGATAAGCGCACCAGGGGGGCCGATGGGGAAGATAAATCTGATCACTTCAGAATGCGCGGTATTACCACGCCTTACGGTGTGCCATTCGTTGACCCGCGCAGTGGTGCGAACCTATTGTTTCCCGGTGATACGTCACTCGGTGCTAAGGCCGGCGATGTAATTAACTGCCGCTGCACTATTGCAGCGCGGCGCATTAAATAAATAAACCTATCTACAATTATGAGCCAGTACAAATATCGAAACCTCGATTTGTCGTTTAAAGATGCTGATGTAAAGCAGGGCATTGTTAGCGGCTACTTTGCCGCGTTCAATGTGGTTGATGCTTACAAAGAAGTGCTGCTGCCTACTGCCGTAACCAAAACGATAGCGGAACAAGGGCCTACGGCTATGCGCCCACGAATTAAGCACCTATTGAACCACGATGTAACGCGGCCTATTGGTAAACTAACCGAATTGAAAGCCGATGATTTTGGGTTGTATTATGCCAGCAAGGTAGGCACTAACGATGCGGCCATTGACTTTGTGAAAATGGTTGAAAGCGAATTGATTACAGAGCATTCGATAGGGTACCGCGAAGTAAAAAGCAGTTACGATAGCGAAGCAAAAATATTAACGCTAAATGAAATAAAGCTGTATGAAGGCAGCAGCCTAAGCGGTTGGGGTGTGAATGAGTTCACCCCGCTATTGGGCTTTAAAGGTGACACGGCAGCTCGAATTAAGAAGCTCGAAGCCTTTTGCCGCAACACCGATTGCACCGATGAAACTATTGAATTGCTACTTCTCGAAATACGGCAATTAGAGGCATTGATTGTAAAGGCTTATGAAGCACCAGCGCCGGATGAAACCACGCAGGCCGCAGCAAGCACTGAAATTGATGCAGCACTGATCACTCAATTTATCAACATTAAAATTTAACCCGAAATGGAACCAACCACAAATGCAACCGACGTAATCATAAAAGCGTTGGATGCCAAACTGGAAGGCGTTGCCAAAAAGGCCGACCTTTCCGATTTTGCAACAAAGACCGAACTGCAAGCCGCAGTTACCGGCATGAGCGCAGTTGAAACCGCTATCACTAACCTGAAAGCCGACTACGCCGATTTGACCACCAAAGCCGCTATGAGCTTTGCCGGCACACAGCCCAAAGATTGGCGCACTGAGTTTGCAACAGCTTTGGCCGCTAAGGGCCTGCGCCCTGATGGCCGTCTTGAGCCAATCGAAATCGGCGCATTAAATCAGAAGGCCGTTGGCACAATGACTGCCGCCGATGACCTTACCAGCGGCGCAAGCGTGTTGACCTACCGCAACGAGTTTGCGGTTAACCCAACCCGCAAAATGAACGTGCGTAACATTCTGCAAGTGATTCCGAGCGCAACCGGTAACTATACCTTTTACCGCGAGGGCACTTTGGAAGGTGGCTTTGCTACCCAAACGCACGGCGCAAAAAAGAGCATTATTAACGCCCGCTTGAGCCAGGTTACCATTGTGACTGAGTACCTTGCCGGCCTTGCCCCTGTGGCAAAGCAAATGGTACAGGATCTGCCATTCATGCAAAATTTCCTTTCAACATTCCTAATCCGGGAGTACCTGAAAGCTGAAGATGCGCTGATGTGGCCTTTGCTGACCAACGCCACTACTGGCGCTACCGGTAGCCGTGTTATCACTGGAAACCCTACCAGCGACATTGAGCAGGTGCTTGGTTGGATCACCAACCTGTATGCAGCCGACCACAACCCCGATGTCATCGTGATGAACCCTGCAGACCTTTACCGCATCCTAATCACTAAGGGCAGCGTTGAGTATGGCCTGCCTGCCGCGGTAACCATTGCCAGCAGCGGTGCAGTAACCATCATGGGCATCCCTGTTAGCCTTTCGACCGGCGTAACTGCTGGCCGTGTATGGCTGGGCGATCGCAGCCAAGCGGGCATTGTGCAAACTGCCGGCCTGAGCGTGCTGAGTGATGACAAAGGCGCGAACTTCGACAACAACACCGTGACCTACAAAGCAGAGGCCCGTGTTAATGCCGCCATCCTTCGCCCTGATGCGTTCATCTATGGTGACCTGAACGGCACCACCTAACCGACACACACAGTTGAATAAAAGACAGCACCCTAACCGGTGCTGTTTTTTTATAAAATACTTGCATCGTATTTATTTGGGTATTATTTTTGGCAAAACAATACAACATGAAACTACTACAATGCCCTAACCCCGGCAATGGGGGTAGATTAGGGAACCAGCTTTTCGGCATTGCCGCAACGATTGGCTTAGCACTGCGCTACGGATATACACCGCGACTACCTGAGGATTGGGTCTACCGCAGCCAGTTTAACATTCCCGATGAATACTTTGGCCCAATGCTGCCGGGGCAAGGTGTACGAGAGCAATGTTACCAGTACGATTGTAGTATTGCTGCCACATTGGCACTAAATCAATTTGAAGTCATCACCATTATTGGTAGCTACCTGCAATCGCCTAAATATTGGGAGCAACATCACAGTAAAATTATTGAATGGCTAACACCCAAAGGCGTTGACGAAACTAACATTGAGGGTGTTGCCATCCACTACCGGCGCGGCGATTACATTGGCAACCCAAATTACATTCAGTTAGACGTAGGATATTACGCAGGCGTTTATAATTTGGCTGCAATGAACTGTCCAGTCACAGCATTTAGTGATGATTTGGAGTTTTTAAAGCTGCACCATCCTAACGACTATTACCATGTTGATGAGCTTGCCGATTTGCGCCACATGATGCGGCACACAAACCACATAATCAGCAATAGCACGTTTGCTTGGTGGGGTGCTTACCTGAGCGGGGGTAGTGTGTATGCACCCGATGAGTGGTTTGCAGGGCGGTTGGCCGAGCGGTGCAATACGAGTACGCTTTACCCCGATTGGTTTAAGCGGATGCCGGTTGCGACTAAATGCGACTTGAAAGATTTTACATTTATCATTCCAGTAAGCTACGACCACCCGGATCGCATGGAAAACCTAACCGTTGTAAAAAAGTACCTGCGCACACATTTCAATACAAATATTTTGGTTGGTGAAATTAACACTAACCAAATGCAAGCCGATTGCCAATTCGACTATGATGGCAAATTCCACCGCACCAAAGCCATCAACGAATTAACCCGGTTGGCCGGAACTAAATTTGTTGTGAACTTAGATGCTGATATATTGGTACCGGTTTGGCAACTGCTGAAGATGGCCCAACGGCTGCGGGCCGGTAGCGATATGGTTTACCCTTATTCGGGTTGGTTTGCCGGGGTTGATCGGGCGCACTTCCCATCCATTGCAGCCGATATGCAATTGAGCGGTTTAGCTGGCAAGCGTTGGCGTGGCCAGGGCATGGATAGCTTTCGCAGCGTTGGCGGTGTGGTTGGTTATAATGTTGATCGCTTTTTTTTCTACGGTGGCGAAAACGAAAAGTTTATCAGCTATAACCCAGAAGACCAAGAACGGTTTTGGCGGTTTAATTTGCTTGGCGCTAAAGTAGAACGCATCGAAGGAAGCATCTATCATTTGGATCACTACCGGGGGCCTAACAGCAGCATGAACACCAACGACACGCGGGCAGGGCATCAATATTGGGAGTGGTTGAAAGTACTGGATAAAGAACACGTTTGCGAGCATCTTGGCTTAGACATTCACGCCATTAATGGGCGCGGCTACGGCGGTGGTTGGAGTGCTGATGATGCGGTTAAGGAGCATGTATTTAGTTTGGAGTTGGCACACGCCATTTGGAAGTATTACGACAGCGCCACATCGTTTATTGATTTGGGTGCAGGCCCAGGGTTTTACAGCGCATTTCTGTACGCTCGTGGATGGGCGGGGGTTGCTTATGACTACACGCCAATGCAAGACCTAGAGCTTTACCCAGTTAGCCAAGCCGATTTAACGGATGAAGATGCAATATGGCCAACCCCTGCTGATGTGGTGCTCTGCCTAGAGGTGGGCGAACACATTCCTGCAAGCAAAACGGGCGTTTTTATTGCCAACCTAAAGCGGGCTGCGGAATCAGCAAAAAGCATGGTGTTAAGTTGGGCACCGCCTGGGCAGACGGGATTTGGGCATGTTAACTGCCTGCGTAATGAACAAGTGATTGGTTTGGTTTCCGATGCAAACTGGGTGTATGACCGTGCTGCCACTGATTACCTGCGCAGCCGGTGCGCGGGTGCAGATTGGTTTGCAAACAGTTTGATTTGCTTTAAAAGGTCGTAACGATTTGTATTGGCGAAGAAGCGGACTTTTACCACTAAAGTTGATACGAAGAACCAATGCTCAACCTACTATAAATGTTCATACGAAGCACTAAACCCGCTTTTTTGCCAATACTTTGTTATGCGTTCGCCTTATTTTTTCTTGTTCATTTTCAGTAATTTAGAAACTATTTTAAAAATAAATGAAAAATACTTTGAAAAAAGTTTGCAGTTATCAAAATAGGTTGTATATTTGTATCAGAAATTAAAACAAAAACAAAATGACAACTACAATCTTCAAATCAGAAAAAAACGCAAAAGTTTACGAAATCCGTTCAGCAAAAGCACAAGGCGTTTATGCTGATGGCGAACTTATTAGAGTAGTAAAAACAGACAAAATAAACGAATTGACAAATGGACAACAATACGAAGTTACAGCAACTGAAATCAAGGTTGCTTAAAATAGAAAACGAACTATCTACTTGCAGAACTTCGGTTTTGCAAGATGGATGGCAAACGCAAAGGCACGCAAAAAAAGCCCGTAAATGGGATATTTTAGCACAACGTAAAATGAAAATACTTAGCCAAATAGATGAAATTGAATATTCACAATCCTTAATGGATACAGACCCTTTTGTATGAGTTATATTAACGAAGCACTTTTAGAATCAGAAAGATTAAAACAGCAAGGCGGTAAGCGTGTTGGCTCAGGTCGTAAAAAAGCGGATTATGAAACTAAAACAATTGCCTTTCGTGTTCGTGTCGAATTTGTCGAACCGATTAAAAAAATGGTCAAGGATTATGTTTCGGTGCGTCTTAAAGGTGACGCATAACTAGTGTATTGACGCAACTACAATCTATAACAAGTTGAAAAACAGTTAATTAGCTGGACGATAATGAACTACCTATTTTACACTATCAACCACCTAAGCACCTGCATTAACGGCGCTGAGGTGTACCACCACTATTTTGCCAAAAGGCTGCAAAAGCAGGGGCATTCGGCGGCGTTCATTTGTCACAGCGTCCGGGCGCACACGGTTTGGGATGGTGTAGATGTGTATCCAATGACCCACGCAAGCCGCATGGTCAACGAGTGGTGTGATGCTGTCATAAGCACGCCCAAGATTATCGGCCCGCTAAAATGCCAAAAGCCGGTTTGGTACATTCAGCACAACGAAACCAAAGAGCCGTTTGACCTGAGTGATGGCCGTGTGATTTACTGCGCAAAGCATGTAGCAGCCTCGGTAGCTTACGATTGCATTGAAAGCAGGGTAATCTATCCACCTTGCCGCTATGAGGCCGTGGATGAGCCTATAAACGACCCTAATGGCTACTATGTGCTTATCAATTGCAACGTGAACAAAGGCGGCGAAAAGTTGGTGCAATTGGCGCGGCAATACCCGCCCCGTGAGTTTGTCGGCGTAATCGGTTATGGCCGACAAATACTGGCCAACCTGCCCAACCTGCGGTATATTGACCCGGTGCCTGATGTGCGGGATGTGCTGCGCGGTGCAAGGGCGGTACTTATGCCCAGCGATACAGAAGGAATGCCCAATGTTGCACTGGAGTGTATGGCGCTCGGTGTGCCAATCTATTGCAGCAATATTGCCGCTTTTCGTGAGCTCGGTATTGCCGGGGACTTCTTTGCGGACTTTGATGCCGACCTGGCACTTCGGCCACCACTACCGCCCAATGTTGGGCATGACGTAACACTTTAAAACAAACATAAAAATGAAAAACGGAATAAGCGCCAGCACTATTGCCCGGCATCGCAACATCATGGAAAATTTTAACCAGCAGCAGCAACACAAACGTGTTGACCAAACCCTTGACAACTTTATTTTGGCTTTGTTTTTTGAGCCGAAACCCGATTGGAAGCACCACGGCGGCACACTGAGCGAAAATGAAAACGAGATTTTAATACAAAAACTGTACTTTTAAGGCGTCGTAAGTAATCATGTTTAGTTTGTTCCCCCTGCTAGTCTTAGCGGGGGGTTTTTTTTTGCACCTATCTATAAGCATGAAGGCGCAACCAATTGACATCAATCCCAGCGACAATGCCAGCATCACAGAGCCGGTAAGCGTAAGCGGCTTAAAGGACTACTTACAAGTAAGTGGCACTGCCTACGATGCAACCTACGGCACATTTATAACCGCTGCCCGGCGCATGGTGGAGCGGTTGACGGGGTTGGCATTGGTTGGCAAGAGCGTAATTGAAACCATAAAGGCTACCAACGGCGTGGATATGTACCGCCTATCTATTGCGCCGGTTGCAACAGTGCTAACGGTGGAAGCAATTGCCAGCGATGGCACGGCCACCGTTTTGGATGCTGATGAATATGTGACTTACGGGAGCAAGTTTAAATATATCAACATAGTAGGTAATGGCATCTACCGCATCACCTACAATGTGAACGCAGCCACCGACCCCGATTTGGTGCAAGCAGTAAAAGCGCAGGCAGGGTTTATGTTTACGAAGCGCGACAGCGAGGCTAATGTAGGTTTATCGGTTGAAGCACGGGCGTTAATCGGTTCACACGTTCAATGGTATTAACTGCCGATGCATATTGGGTTGATGCAAGTTGCGGCGATGGCTGCTGCCTGCAGTGTGGCGATTTGATTATTGCCGGGGGTAAGCTGCTGTTAATTAGGGTTGAACTAGGGTTGACCGTTAAGATAATTGATACTCAAAAATACGTTTGTCAATGGTGCATCACGAGGTAATATCGGTTTATAATTACACAAAGGTTGCGGACGGCTACGGCGAATTTAAAGCCGCTGCGCCGACTGCTGCTAGCAATGCCCCGGTGTGGGCTACCATTGGCGTAACTGGCAGCGACGATAGTTTTATTGAAGGTTTAATTGGAACGTCCAACACCTACCAATTAACAGTTAATTGGGCCGATAACTTCAACTGGTCGCGCAATATGTTTATTAGCACTCGTTTTGGGTTGATGGACATTGAAGGCATCGAGGAAGATACCCGCAAGCGGCTGGTTAAGCTGCGCTGCGCACAGATTAAGGGCGTAGATGAAACCGGGTCGGGTATTGCCGGGGCTGCGGGCGGATTGAGTGTGCTTTACTACACCGTTGATGCCGATGCAGCCACAATAACATTAACCGCTTTGGCTAATGCAAGCGTAAAGCTGTTTTTCCGGGATGGCATTGAAAAAACCGTAGTTGCCAGCAATGTAACTGCCAACCAGGTGCAGAAGGTTGGCGCGGTGTTCAGCTTAGTTGCTGGGGATATTTTTGTAAATAACGAGCGCATTACAATTTTATACACCACATGATTACCGTAAGCGTAAAGGGCCTCAGTGGCCTGCTGGGTGATATTGAGCAATACGGCGAAGATGTGTTGAATGCAATTGATATTGAATTGACCGATGGGGCTAATGTGATTGAGGAGCGGGCGAAGTTTCTTGCGCCGGTTGATCGGGGTTTGATGCGGGGCAATATTTTTGCAGATACAGATGTTAAGCTGGTTAAGCGTGTGGTTTGTAATTCCTTCTATGCGCCTTACATTGAATTTGGCACGGGGCCAAAGGTCAACACTAATGGCCGCGATGCTGTGGCCGCGCAGTTTAAAGGTAGGGCAGGCCGTGGTAATTGGGCCGAGTTTGTGAGTAACATTTACGATTGGCTTAAGCGCAATGGCTACTTTCCCGCAACTGCCAAAAGTGAATCGCAGCGCCGGGGCTATGCGGGTTATGTAGCAAGCCGAATTTATCGCAACGGCATTAAGCCGCAGCCTTTCTTTTTCCGGGCCTTAGACGAAATGACACCAAGCATATTAACCAACATTGAGCAAGCAATAAAGTATTTATGAGCGATATAAACCAGCAGTTACGCAGTGCCACCGTTAGCGTTATTACCCCGCAAACCTCGGCAAAGATATACGGCACCACGCCGCCTACCGATGCTGTTTACCCTTACATCACAACCAGTATTATTGATAGCCGGGTGGCCGCGAAGGGCATTGACATTCATCAAACTACTGTTGAATTTGTGGCGGTTAATGTGTTTCGTGAACATGCCCACCGCGAAGCCATTGACAATATTGGCAGCGTGCTGCATGCACATTTAACCGCGGCAAATATTACGACCTATCTATTGTCAGGGTGGCGGTGTGAAGCGGTGCGGTTTGTAAGCAGCACTGAGCGCACACAGTACACCGATAGCGTGACAATTTTATCAAGAGTTTTCAGATTCAATTTTTTAATAAACAGTTAAAACAAAGATTATGGCATCAGCTAAAACCGGTAATTTGGTGCAGTTATTTCTGCGCTTAAATTCATCTACATCGTGGAAGTACGCCACATGCAACACTGAGATTGCATTGGAAGCCGAAAGCGAAATTATC